GCTATGTAATCCCACACTTCACGCTGTTGTTTCGTGTGTCTCAATACACCTTCTAGTTGGTCTATTGTTATAAAAGGCGTATTATCATCTTTTATTTCTTGCTTTAGCCTGCTAATGTCAGTGTCTAGACTGTATATATTAGCGAATGCTTTGTCATGTGCTAAGTTTTTTACTCTTGTAGTCATATTATTTATTGATTATAGAGTTACCATACATTAAGTCTTGAGCAGACAATTTGTAAGTTGGTATGTCACAGTAAACTGATATATCAGATACTTGACTAACTGTTAAGTCATACCATGATGTTTGAGACATAAGTACATACTTAAGCCTTTTAGCACTATTGTATTTTCTAGCATTTTTTTGCAGTGACGACTTAAAACCTGGTTCTAGTCTGTCATAAATTGTTTTAATCTTCATATTTATATTATCCGTTTTGATTCGTATTTAGTTTGTAAATTCATGTGCTTCAAACCTTTGTTTCTCTCTGTCTATTATATCACCAATGTGATCTTGCATTGCTACAATATCCATCGCTAACAGTTGTAGTTCAGCTAAACCATTAACCTCATGAACACTCATGTACTCATTTAAGTCATTGTTTTGAAGAGCAATAACACAGTCTTCTAAATCTCTTGCAGTATTTTCAAATCTGCAATAACTCATATTTCCCATATTTAATTATTTAATGTTAGAGTGGCGACCAACCTGTGAGCAATGTCGTAAGCTTCTCACGGTGAATGCAACGTGTGACTAACTTCACCAGTCTGTAGTTGCGGGAGAAGGAATCGAACCTCCGACCTTTGGGTTATGAGCCCAACGAGCTACCTCTGCTCTATCCCGCAATATGAGAGACACCAGTTGTGGACAGGTAGTTAACTAGTATTATCATTTATCCACAATTTCTGTTTTGTACTGGTACAGTAATTAAATTACCATTACTATTAATTATAAATTAATGTGTAATTGTACCGATCTACCTAACGTGACCTGTATGCCGCCGTCTCTCTGCCAGCTATTCACTTATGTAGTGTAATACACTTCCGTCTTCTTTTGGGTAATTACTCCCTAGAATTCACATACACTCTATTAAGCTACTCGTCTAGCCTCTGTTACTTTCTACGCCAAGCTTTGTGTACTTGATCACTTAGCTCTTGACTTACTATTTGTATTTCTAGAACTTGTTTGTTAGCAATAATAGGTACATAGCTATATTGCTTTGTTGAACTACAGTTTACACAATTTGAATAACCTAATGCTATTCTGCCTGCCGGTATTTTGTTATTACATTTACATCTCATATTGTTATTATCCATCTACAATCGTATTTAGTTTGTAATTAAATCGTCTGTACCATTCATCTTCTATCATTTCTACTTCACGTTTAGTTATTTTAAGTAGTTTAATGTGCTTATGTCTTAGTTTTTTAGTTTTCATTTAATCCTGTATGTAATTTTTCTATTACTACTGCCATTATAGCACTATGAACATGGTTATAATCGTCGCTATCAAGTCCTTCAAACTCCATAACACCATCCATTGCCCAATTTGTTGCTTCATACAGTGTTTCTTTGATGTGAGACACTTGTGCGTCTGCTATTTCATCTATAATTTTCATTTTACTCATGCTTTATTTATTAATTTTAATTGTTTTAAGTCGTATTTCTGTGTATTATCACGCCACATTTTGTGCATTGTGTACTTACTTGATTGAGTATACGATGTTTTACCTTTAGTTTTAACGTTTTTCCACTCGCGATCGGTTAAACCACTGCATTCACCATGCACTTTATTAAGCTCGTAGTGCTGAAAACCTTGTCTTTTACGTCTAGCTTTGGAGTAGGCGAGCAATTCTCGCATATTCTTACACATATATTTTATCATTTATGCGATAAAACGAAGTGTATTCTGTGTACTCTATGTTTTGATGTAGTGGAGTAAGCACTTGGTAACCTTTGTCTGCTTCGAGCAGTACATTACCTGTTTCTTTGTTAAATTTGATTTTTTTCATACAATTATATTATCCTTTTTTGTTCGTATTTTGTTTGTAATTTCTGATATAAAACTCTAACATAAATTTAAGTCTTGCCATACCGCTATATATTTTAGCTCTTGATGTAGTTTTATATTTTTTAATTACAGTTTTTTCACCTTCTAAAAATACCCACCTTTTCTCACGTTGATACGTAGGATTTAGTTGATAGTTAGATGAGCAAGAGTTTACATTTCTTACATAACCTGACTTATAACAAGCAAGTTTTAGTCTTATTTTAGAAGCAAATCTTTCACCTTTTAAGTGGAAATATCTTGATGGTACAGGAAATTCAAACTCTCTTGTACCATTTCTTGCTTGTCTTTGTGTAGTTACTTCGCGAATATTATACTCGACTAGTAATCTTCTTGCAAATGAATCTTCTAACATTTGCTGTTCTTGTCTCCAAGTGTATTTATTTATACTCATTGTAGTAAGGTTTAGTGTAGTTAGTATTAAAGTTAATTGATTTAGCAACATTTTGACGCCATTGCCACTCGTTTTTACGATACTCATAGCTGTTACACCATTTTTTAACAGCAGTTACTTGTGGTATTTCACCGTATTTTGCTTCATAGTCAAGACATTGTTGTAACTTTGCTTGTATTTCTGAAGCGGGATAGTCTATGTATTGTTTATTCATATTATTATTATCCATTAGTGATCGTATTTATATTGTATTTATCTTGTGAGTTTCTATAATACCTAGAACATCTTGTCTAGTTATTTTATCTTCCATTTGTAAACCAATTGCCCAAGTGAGATCGATTTCTTTACCGTAATGTGTATTTAAAGTGTATATCATAATGTAAATCCGCCGTTATTAAGTAGGTTAGTTAAGTAGATTACTGTTCCGATAAAGATTGCTAAGTTGTACTTTTGTACTGTAGTCATTTTTCTGTTATTATTCATATTATTATTATTTAGTTTATTAGTGAAATTCGTTATAGATTGCTAGAACTTGTGATTGTTCTTGTTTAGTTAATTGAAAGACATTTTTGTCTGGGAATAGTTGCTTAGATATTCTGATTAAAGCAGATTGATTATACATATTATTATATTTAAAAGTTATTGACAACACTTTGTTATCTTAGTTGACATGGTGAGAATCGAACTCACATAAACCATTATGTCATTTACTCATTCGCATTTTTATACTTATAGAAACAAGTGGAACTTAAAGTGGTAGTTAGCTATGCTATGTCTACATTTCTTAACACTACTGGAATATTATTAGTTGCAGTGTATGATTTGTACTTTATGAAGCAAGCCATTTTTTCTAAGTTTGCTTTCATGATATTGTACGCTTTATCATGATTGTAAGTGTGCGTGACACCTTTTTTGTTAGTAAATTCTACTGTTACATTTTTTCCGATTAGTGACTGTCTGATGACAAATCTTTTTGATTTTAAATTACTCATATTATTATTATTTATTATTATTAGTTACATTAGTATTATCCATTTTTATTCGTATTCTGTTTGTAATTAAAAGTAGTATATTTGTTTAGTGATTATTAATTGTTAGTATGTATACCACACTGTCTCTCACTGTTGAATTAAATTACTTAATTACTTACATTTATATTATCCATATAGTGTCGTAGTGAGTCTGTAATAAAAACGACAATATAATATTACAAATGTATACAAAAGTTAGTTGTTGTAACATGTGTGAACAGGTAAAACCCAAAAACTTCATGGCGAAACGTCATAAACAGGTGGGGCCCGGTCAAATCATTTCGGTTTGCGTTACAGCACCGGTACGAGGGGAGTAGGGGCAACACTATACTCCTCTATTTATAACACTTTTCAAAACAGTGACACTAGCTGTTAAAGTATATATAGTAACAGGCTTATGTCACACTTTTAATAAACCACTCTTTTAAGTGATTATTACACTATGGCAAGAAAACAACCGGGTAATTCCCAAGGATTATCACCTGCAGCACTAAGAGCAAAGCGTTCTAGAGACAAAGCAGCAGCAATGACTACTAAGCGTAAGAAAAGAAAAGCTGAGAATCAGCGCATCGGACAGAGATCTGACTCAGACTTACACCATACTCCAGGTGGTTCTATCACAAGAACTACCACGGCTTATAACAGAGCAACACACACAAGAGGAGAGGTAGGTTAATAAACTACACCCTATAACAATATAACACATGGCTAGAATATCATCATATATTAAAGATACATCACCTAATGATAATGATCTATTAGTAGGTTCCGAATACCAGAACACAATAAACGGCATTGACAACTTTATTACTAAATCTTACAAATTAAGTGATCTAGCAGGTTATTTTGCTAGTTTTCAAATAACAGACGATCAGTTATACAGTTTTGCTCAAATTAGTCAAAAAGTAGACGTAAATATCTCTGATATAGAAGCAAGTACCTTGTATTCACTGAACTTAGCATCCAGTTTTGGCGCTGTTGATTCAAGTGGTAACTTAACTAGCTTGTCACAGAGCTTCGCTAACCAAGTATTTACAACAACTAACAACGCTAAATTCGCAGAATCAGCTTATGTAACTAATTTAGGCTCTAGTTTCGGTACTTTCGATGCAAGTGGTAACTTAACCTCGCTGTCTGAAGCGTTTGCTAATGATGTAATCACTACTACAGCATCAGATAGGTTTGCTACAACGACATCAGTGAACACATTAACGTCTACAGTTGCAGGAAAACCTGATGTATTCAGACAAGATGATGCTCCAGCTGTAACAAATGCTGTAGGTTCAGTATGGTACGACACAAATGACGATAATAAGGTCTATGTTTTAATTTCCGGAACACCAAATGTGTGGACATTAACGTCAGATGACAGAATTATCACTAATTCTACGTCTATTTCTAATGTTTCTCAGTCTGTTACAACATTATCTAACTCTTTAGGCGCAGAAGCTGCATTAATTGACGAATTACAGACACAATTTACATTTGATACAGAAGGTGGTATAACAGGAACCGCAGATGCACTTGCAACAAGCATCACAACAGCATCGTCAACAGCCGCAGGTGCCGTAGCTACTGATCTTGATAAACTTGAAACACAATTTACATTCGACAGCAATGGCGATGTCAACGGAGTGTCAGGTGCTATTAACAGTACTATATCTACAGCGCAGTCAAACGCAGAAACAGCATCAGCAGGGTTAGTTACAAAGCTTCAATCAAATATAGGTACGTTTGATGCTAACGGTAATTTAACTTCGTTGTCTACTTCCTTTGCTAATTCTGTAATGAGTACAGAAAATACAACTGATTATGCAGAAGCAAGTAATCTTGATACATTATCTGCTGTATTAGGTATTGATTCAACAGATGGTTCACAATCTACACAAGCAACAGCTATTGTTGATGGTGCTACAAACACAACTACAACAGCTACTGTAGACGGAAATGTTGCTAGCTCTGAAGATTTAGTTATAACCGCAGCTAATTCTAGTATAGAGATTGGACAATTTGTAACTGGTAACTATATATCAACCGCTTCTTCAGTTAGAGTAAAAGCATTAAGTGGTACATCTGTAACTTTAGATACAAAAATAACTATTTCAGATGGTGAAACGGTAACATTTACAGGTACAGCTACAGTCTCTATAGATAATGTATCTGGAACGATAAGGCCAGGTCTTGTGGTAAAAGGTACTGGATTAACTGTTGGAACTTCTGTAGCTTCTATAAGTGGAACAACTTTAACATTATCCAAAGCTGAAAGTTTAGCAGATAATACTGCTTTAACATTTTTAGGTATATACGCTGCTGTAGATCAAACAGCACAAGCCATAGCTAACATAGACGGTACTATATCTGCATCATACGGTTTAAAAGTCGATGCTAATGGTAACATAGCTAGTATGAATTTCTTTGCTGATGATACATCTTCTGAAGTAAGTTTCTCTGCTGATAGCTTTAAAATATATAATGGAACAGCAGCTGAATCCCCTTTTGAAGTTGCTAATGGTGTTGTACGTATAAAAAATGCCAATATAGGAACAGTATCATTTGGAGATTTAAGCAATGTGCCAACAACATTCGTAAGCACTGTTATATATGCAGACGATTCAAGTGGAACAAATGCATCAACAACTAAAGGAGGTTCACAAAACTTTTTTGCTATAAAACAAGCGTCTACAGCTTGGGCTGATGGTGATAGTGTAACTGGATTAGTTTTTGCTCAAATAACAGGTGACACTGGTGCAGTAGGAGCAGCAGGAGCAGCCGGAAGTAACGGTACTAATGGTACTAATGGTAGTAATGGAGCAGATGGAGCGGATGGAGCAGATGGTGCAGATGGTGCACAAGGACCGGAAGGACCACAAGGAGATGCAGGTATTAATGGTACTAATGGTACTAATGGATCAGATGGAGCTAATGGATCTAATGGTAGTGATGGAGCAGACGGTAGTGACGGTGCGGACGGTAGTGATGGAGATGATGGGAAAAGAACATTCACTGGTATATTATGGTATTATCAAGGCCAATCAACAGCGCCTACGGCACCATCTAATATAACGGGCGGTTTTAGATTTAGTGATGCTAGATTTAATTCAACATCCGCTAACACATTACCAACAAATTGGGCATATGAATCACCGTTGATGTATGCTGGAACCGCAAGTAATCAATATTGGACTATTGCTTACACCGCAATTGAATCAACCGCTGGAAGTGGATATGGTGATGTTACATTCGCTGCTAATGCAATTAAAGCTTTTGCTTTTAATCAAGTAGTAACGTTTAATTCATTGTCAACAAGTGGTAGTACAACTATAAATGGTAGTAATATAACTACAGGGCAGATACAAAGTGGAAACTACGGTTCTGTATCTGGAGATTACAGCACAGCCGGTTCTATAATAAATCTAACAAATGGTAATATATATACACCTAAGTTTAGTGTAATAGGTGGTAACGCTAAATTTAAAGGCGACTTAGAAGCCGCTGGAGGAACATTCGCAGGAAATCTAGAAGTTACTGGTACTGCTTTAATAAAAGGATCTTTTGGAAGTGGAGATTTTATAGCTTGTAGATTTAAAAATACAGATACAACTAACGCATATGGCGCTGGTATATCATTAAACTCATCAAGTGATTATCATCATAGAATATTAATGACAGGTGGAACTACGACTAATGCAGGTGGATCCAATTATTTTGATTTAAATGCTAGCTATCAATTAGGACAAGACGGTCAGTATTCAAAACAAATAATGAAATTGAATGGTGCTGGTTTAATAATACCTAATCAATCAGCAAACGGCGTTACAGCTTCAGCTAATTATTCTGGTGGTATGAACATTATATTCAACGAGAATAGTGGTTCTAGAACAGCAGTGTCTGGAAGATTACACGTTAATGAGTACATGAAGACATTCTTTTTAGACGTCCCTGAAGCTCCAAGAACAGATGGGGATTATCCAGGTATGTCATTTGTAATAAGAAAATTTGTCACAGCTTCGCCCACAAACTACGATTCAAAAATGCTTTGGGTAAAATCATCTACAAACAGCTTACATGTTAAAGGTGATATAGTAGCTTCTGAATCATCTGATAGAAGATTAAAAGATAATATAAAGCCAATAACAAATGCCAGTGAAAAAATAAAACAAATAGGTGGATACGAGTTTGATTGGAACGATAACCAAGAATTATATAAAGGGCATGATGTAGGTGTTATAGCTCAAGAAATCGAGGAGGTGCTACCAGAAGTTGTTGAAACAAGAGAAGACGGTTATAAAGCTGTTGATTACAAAAAAATAGTACCATTACTTATAGAAGGTATAAAAGATTTACAAAAACAAATAGACGAATTAAAAAACAAATAATATGGCAATAACTTATAATTGGGACTGCAAGACACTGCAAGTGTATACTAGTCACACAGATTTCAGTTCTTCACCTATAACTAAAAGTAATGTTGTTTATGGTGTTATATGGACATTAACCGGGACAAATAGTGATGGCATTTTAGATAGTATAGTTAGGAAAACTGTATTACCTATAAATGATCTTTCTAACTTTGAAGAAAAAGATAATTTAACTAATGACATAGTTAAGGCGTGGATATTTAAAATAATAGGTCCAGATATGAAAGCGGCTTATGAAGCTGAAGTAGCTAAGTTAGTTAACGAAAAAGTTTCACCAACTGAAATACTTGTAATATTAGAATCATAAATGGCATTACAAAGCAGTGGCTCTATATCAATTAGCCAAATAAAAGCGGAGTTAAGTAACTCTAGCAGTTCTCTTAGAACTTTATCGGCAGCCGCGAGCAAAAGTGCACCGGATGGTATGCAAGAATTTTATGGCTATAGTGGAGCACCTAGTTATAATTATAATAGCAATATGCAGGTTGGGCAAGGTCAGTATTATTCTAGCACTGCTTTTGGGTACGCTAACAATTCTTCTATTCATGTTTTTGGTACTTTCGGGAGTATTAATTATCCTGGTGGTCAGTTTAATTCTCAAGCAGTAGATGCTTTATATTGGCAAGGTAATAAAATATACTTTTATTTTGCTATAAGTAAACCAACTTGGAACACTTTGATTATAGGAGGAACTAATTTCGGTAGCTCTTCAGGTTGGACTAGTGTAAACTCTACGCTTTGGAGATATTCAACAAGCACTAATCCATTTGGCATTGGTGGAGCAACTACCAACGTTAGTGCTATATATTAAAAGTGCACTTTACCATGTGATTATATACTTATAAATAACCAATAACCAATGACTTATTTTTACAAAACCTATTCCTGGCCACAAGGTGAACCAGGAGTACCCGAAGAAACCAGGATGCTTTGGGAGCACGTCGCTAATAAAAAAAACTGGCGTATTGTTCAACTACCTAATGGTTTTTATCAAGCCGAACACTCTGACTATAAGGACGAGAATAAATGGCATGATACAACTAGAAGGGAAACTTTAAAAGGAGCTGAAACTGCTATTGATGGCAGTGTAGATCACTACACAAAAAAGCTTGAATTTTTAAAAGGACCTAAAGTTGTAAAAACTTTTAAATAACCACTTACACTAAACAATTTAATTAAATGGAATATAATAACCCAAGTGAGATAGTAAAGGATCTGTCCTTCGGTACAGATGCTAGAACAAAAATAATGATAGGTGTTGATAAGCTAGCTAAAGCAGTTAAGTCAACCCTTGGCGCTTCTGGTAAATGCGTAATTTACGAAGATGCACTCGGAAGACCGGTGATAACAAAAGATGGTGTAACGGTAGCAGAATCCGTAGTCTTGATTGACCCGGTCGAAAATATAGGTGCAACCTTGATAAAAGAAGCGGCTAAAAACACAGTGAAAGAAGCAGGAGACGGTACTACTACAGCTACCGTCCTTGCTCAATCACTTTTACAAAATGTCTATGCTGAACAAAATATAGATATAAGACAGATTAAAGATGGTATATCTAGTGGATTACAAAAAGTTAATAAGTACTTATCAAAACACAGTAAAGCAGTATCTGGTAATATGCTTAAAAATGTTGCAAGTATTTCGTGCAACAACGACAAAGAGTTAGGTTACACTATAGCATCCGCTTTTGAACAAGTAGGTAAAAATGGTGTAGTTTTAATGGAAGAGTCTGATACAGATATAACTTATGTAGATATTGTAGATGGCGTACAGATTGACTCAGGTATTAAATCTCAACATCTAATAACTGATAAACAAAAGAATAAAATAGAATTAGAAGATGCTTGTGTATTAATTGTGTCTTCACCTATACCTAACATAAGAAAAATACAAAGTGTATTAGAGTATGTTATAAAGAATAAAAAATCATTGCTTTTAGTAGCTGAAGTTGATCAACAACCTTTTTCAGCATTACTTATGAATAAAGTCAAAGGCAATATAAAAATAAATATAATTGATCCACCAGGGTTTGGGCCTAGTAAGTTAGAAACATTAGAAGATCTAGCTATGTTGACAGGTGCTAAACTAATAAATGAAGAGCTTGGTGATGATCTTGATATGATTAGTCCTGATGTATTAGGTTTTACTAAGAAAGCAGTGACTGATAATAAGACTACAGTTATAACTATAGAAGAAAGAAACGAAGATGTTGTAGAAAGAATAAAAACTGTAGAAGCTAAGATAAAAGAAGAAAAGCACGCATACTTAAAAAAGAAACTAGAGCAAAGGTTAGCTATGCTATCAGGAGCTGTAGGTGTTGTTAAGGTCGGTGCTAATTCTAAAATAGAATTAAAAGAAAAGAAAGATAGAGTTGAAGATGCAATATATGCAACTAAAGCCGCTTTAAAAGAAGGTATTGTTCCAGGTGGAGGAGTTGCATTATTAAATGCCGCTCAAAACATCGAACCTAAGAATGAAGGAGAACAAATATTATTAGAGTCTATAAAATGGCCATACTCTACAATACTAGAAAACGCTGGTATACCTTATATAGAACCTAAAGAAAAAGGTTTTGGTGTAGATGTTACAACTGGAGATGTGTATAGCATGATGAAAGCAGGTATAATAGATCCTGTGCTTGTAACAAAAACAGCTTTAATAAATGCGGTAAGTGTTGTGAATACAATTATCTCTGCAGATTGTGTAATATCAAATGTAAGAGAAGTATGAAAGCAGTAAACTACTATCTAGTAATAGAAAAGATAAAAGAAGAACCTAAAAATGTTGGAGGATTTATTATAACAGATAAACAGTCGAATGACATTAGGTACTTAAAAGCAAAAGTAATAAGTTCTGGTGACCTAGTAAAAGGTATAAGTGATGGAGATATTGTACATTACGATAAACATGCTGGTCACGGTATAGAGTGGGAAGATAAACTTTACCAAGTTATACAACATCAGGACATTGTCATAGTAGAATGAAATTAAGTACTAGTGACATTAGGGAATTAAATTTATTTAAATATTACAGGCTCGTTAGAAAATGGGCCTGTAAAACTTATAGCCTAACCGATGCTGATTTAGAATTATTAGTGTATCTTGATTGCAAAAAGCAATTTACACGTAATGATTTTATAGATGGGACTTACACTTATAGCTGGGACAAGAGCAGGTGGGAAAGATTAAGAAGTGAAGGTTGGATAGAAACTTGGAGAAACAGAAATAGAACTACTATAAAATATAGTATATATAAGGTTTCATTTAAAGGTCAACAGTTAATAAGTAGAATATATAGAATACTGCTAGCTGAAGAAGACTTACCTACATCAACAAGAAGTAAATTTTTTAATAATAAATCATATACAGACAAAGTTTATAACAAAGCTATAGATGATATGATTAAAGATAAAGATAGATGATAACACCAATAACTATTAAAGCAAAACAAAAAGGTCCTTTTCCTAAAAACCAAGAGGTAACTATGAATGCAGATGGTTCTGGTGGACCTATTAAAGTTGATGAAAACCACCCAGAGGTTATAGCTCATAGAAAACATGCTGAAAAAACAAATTCATAATGGCTTTTAAACTTAAAAATATACATGATGTTATAGGCATAGACAAAGAGCTATCAGAATACGGTAGACCTGTTTTTGTTAAAAACTTAGAAGGTGGTATAAAAGCTGAAGCTAATAGAGATGGCACTACATTTATTGATTCTAAAGTTAAAGGATCTGAAAGAAAAGAAGCTATAGTTCATGAAAATATACATCATGAGCAAATGCAACAAGGTAGATTAAATTATGATGATAACAATGTGTACTGGAAAGAATCTACAAGATCTCCAATGAAAACTTTTAATAGAGAAGTTATGGAGGAAGGGGCTAAAACAAACGCTTGGGAAGCTGAAGCTTACCATGAAAGTGATAAAGTAAAAAAATGAAAACACAACCAATAACTCAAAAAGCAAAAGGTTCACCTTTTAAGATAAGTGAAGCACTAGTAGAGGGTGCTGAAAAGGTTTATGGATCTATGAACAAGGTAAAAGGTGAAAAGCAAGAACCTTCACCAGGTAATAACCAGCAGCCTTCAACTCCACCACCACCAGATTTAACTGAAACAAGTTCCAAAGAAACTGATAAAACTAGTAGTGTAGTGGTAGAAGAAAATAAAGATCTTATTAATGGTGACTTTAGTTTTGCTAAAGGTTCAGAGTTGTTTGCTATAGGTGCTGGTTTAAAACAAAACCCTTTCGATAAATTATTAAAAAAATTTTAAAATGAATTATAAAAATAATACACCGTTTAAATTAAAAGGATCGCCTTTTAAACAAACAGGAAAAACAGACGTCGGTAATGGTAACGACCCTGATATGGTAGAAGATGTTTTTACTAAACATAATGAAAACAAAATGATTGGAAATAGTAATAATGATGTTATTGCTGTAGCACCTAGTGTAAAAACAGAAAATGTAGATTTGCAAACTAGTGGAAATTCTATTAACGAAGATGGAAGTATATCACGTTCTGTTGAAAGTCAAAAAGGAACAATAACTAGCTCTGGAGATAAATTAATAAAAGGTAGTAAGCTACCTAGTTATAAACAAGCTTGGGAGCAAGATATTGATGGTATTAGAACTGGTAAAGGTTATGGTGGAAAATTTGAAAACTACCTAAAAGATATGGGCCAAATACAACCAGGTGACGCTAGAGATGTAAAACGTGAAACCGCTAGAAAAGAAGCTGCTAAAGATAAAATAGTTCCTGGAGAAAAAACTACTAACCTTGATACTAATCAACAAAAAGGACAACTTGGTGTATATGATTATGGTACTAAACAAAGTTCTTATGAAAGTAGAAAAAATATAAGAACTACTAAACAGGCTGCGAATACTACTAAAAACAACTCTATAGGAAAAGCTAGATTAGAGTGGAAGGCAATGAGTGAAAAAGAAAGAAAAGCCACTGGTTTTGATAGTAAAAGTGATTACATGAAAAGTAAAAAACTAAAAGCTAGAATTGATAAAAAAGATGCAATAATAAAAACTTCTGAAAGTGAAGCTTTAAATTCTCAAAGAGCTTCTGATCAAAATGTAGCAAGAGGTGGTAAAGTTAGAGGAAATAAAAGAAATCTAACAAGTTATGATTCTGCAGAAACTATTAAAGGTGCTGAAAAATCTATGGATTTAGCATTGAGTGGTGGTATTAACACTATTAGTCAACAAATAAATAAGAATAAAAATATCGGTAAAGGCCCAGGTTTTAGAATGGGTGGATATGGTTCAAAAAATAAAAACAAATAAATCATGGGAACAAAAGGTGCAAAAGCTGGTAACATATACAGCTCATTAAAAAGTAGAGGTCTAGTAGGTACAGATGGTAAAGATCCAATGTTAAACCTAGGTTCAGCCGCAAAGTTTAATTCAGGTTTAAAGAAAGCTTCAGTTGATGGTAAGCTTGATGATAATCCTAAGTTTAAAGCAGCTGTAGATAATTCATCTGTTGCAAAATCCGAAAAACCAACACCAGCTAAGAAAAAAGGTTGTAAATACTAATGAGTAAACCAAAAAAGAAGTTTGCAGAAACTACAGTAGGTAAACTATTATTTGGTGCAGCTTCGTTGGTTAACCCTACATTAGGTAACTTAATCAGTGGTGCATCTACACCAGCAGAAGCTATAGCGGCAATAGGTAAATCTGACGTAAGTAGTGATGAAAAAATAAAATTACAACAACTTATATTTGAACAACAAAATAAAGAGATGGAAGCTGTCACTTCAAGGTGGCAAGCTGATTCAATATCAGATTCATGGCTTTCTAAAAACGTACGCCCGCTAGTTTTAGTGTGGTGTATTGTTATATTCTCTTTAGCAGGAATATTAGATAGTGTTGAATCGATACCATTTCATATAGGAGTTACATGGAATGATACATTTGAAAAAGTAATGATGGCAGTTGTATTAGCTTACTTTGGTGGACGAAGTAGTGAAAAGGTTACAAGTATATTTAAAAAATAATAGATGGCTAGAATTAGTACGTATACTATAGATGAATCAGTACAAGCTACAGACAAGGTACTAGGCTCTAACGCTGGAGGAGAAACTAAAAACTTTAGAATAGAAGATATAACCACATTTCTAAACACTTCAGGTTTAATAAATTTAGATGGTATTGTTGAGCAGTTTATAATACAAAATATTCCTTTAGATAGAGGTAAGTTTAAATTACCAAATGGAGGTAATGGTATTAACTTTAGTGAAATAACTTCTTTAAAAGTATCTACTAAAAATATATCAAATACAGATATAACTGAATTTTTTAACCATTTAGTTGGTCAAGGCCTTAAAATATCAAGAGTTGATAACATAAGTGAGTTTGGTCATTATTCTTTTGTAAGTGCTGTAAGAGCAAATAGTTCTGATGATTTTGTAACGTTTACATTAGGTTTCTTAAATGGTAACTCTACATTAAGACAAGATAAATACTATTTATTTAATTTAGATAACTCTGGTAGAACAGATAAAACATTCGCAAGAGAAAATATAAACTTTACAGCAGGAAGTGCTGTCACTATAAATCATAATTTAGCAAAATTTCCAGCAGTAACCACTATTGATTCCGGAGGATCTCATATAGTAGGCGATATTAATCACGTTGATAACAATAATTTCACTATAACATTTAAAGCTTCCTTTCAAGGTAGCGTATACGCAAACTAATAAACTATGGCACTTTCATATTTAACAGACATTAATTTAAACAAAAACGAATTACAGAATGCAGTAATTCAGAAGCTAGGTACAGATCCTTCTGCAGGATTAACCGCTGGTTGGTTGATATACAACACAACATCAAACCAATTAAAAGTATATGATGGCTCAGCATGGACAAATGTAGGTGGTGATATAACTGGTGTTAACATTACGGCTGGAACTGGATTAACAGGAACAGTAAGTACAACGTCGGGTCAACACACGCAAACTATAACTTTAGCTGACACCGCAGTAACAGCCGCTTCATATGGTTCTTCAACAGCAATACCCGTAATAACTATAGATGCTCAAGGTAGAATAACAGCTGCTTCAACCGCTGCAATTTCTTCTACTTTAACTATAAGTGATGATGTTGGAACACCTAACACGGATGGTGTAACTATTGGTACAGACACTTTAGTTTTTGCTGGTACCGCAAACGAAATAGACACACTTGTATCAAACAATCAAGTAAAAATTGGTTTAGTAGCTAACCCTACAGTTTCTGGAAACTTAATAGTTTCTGGTAATTTAACGGTTTCTGGTACAACAACTACTGTAAATACAGAAACAATAAATCTTGCTGACAATATAATTACTTTAAACAGTAATGAAGCTGGTACACCTAGCGAAAACGCTGGTATTGAGATTGAAAGAGGTACAGCTACAAATGTAGCATTAAGATGGAATGAAGGATCTGATATTTGGGAACTTACTAAAGATGGTACAAACTATAAAACAATACAAAACGTACAAGAAAGCACATACTCTGTAGCAATTGGTGATGGCTCAGCAACTTCAATTGCTGTTAATCATAACTTAGGAACACAAGATGTTATTGTACAACTTTACGATACAAGTTCACTTGACACGGTCTATGCCGATGTGGTAAGAACAAATGCTAATACTGTTACTGTAAGCTTCGCTGCAGCGCCTACTTCTGGAGATATAAAGGTACTTGTTAGTAAAATAGGTTAATATAATTTAATATGGCAAAACGTTTTCTTAGTAACATAAGGATTAACGACGCATATACATTTCCCGCGTCAGACGGAACAAACAATCAAGTTATTAAAACAGATGGTTCCGGTAATTTATCCTTTGGCCAGCTATCCGCTGATTCTGCTTCTGTAATGTACAAAGATACATTTACAGGTGATGGCAGCACAACTGGTTTTACTCTGTCTAACGCATTAAATGATGAAGTTCAATCTAATATATACATAGACGGTGTTTATCAATCTAAGAGTACTTATTCAGTCTCTGGTACAGCCATAACATTTTCCACTGCACCTCTAAGTGGTCATGAAATAGAGGTTATATCTACAACGGGTATAAACAGTGGTCCAACAGCAATCTACACAGATACATTTACAGCTAACGGATCAGCAACAGCATTCACATTAGGACAAACCGTTCACAGCGAGAATCAAACTATAGTATTTTTAAATGGTGTATACCAATTTAAAGGTACTTATACTTTAAGTGGTACTACATTAACTTTAGATACTGCACCTGCAAATGGTGTATCTATAGAGGTTATGAGTATAGGTTCCGCATATTCAGGTGGTGATATATTATACGATCACGATTTTACATCTGCTGGTTTAATGACAAGCAATGGCTCGGGTGTGTATAGCATTACAGCAAACAACTCTGCAAACTGGAATACAGCTTACGGATGGGGTGATCACGGATTATCTGCACAAGACAAAACTGACATAAGTAATTTGTCTGGTACTAATACAGGTGATCAGGATCTTAGTAGTTATGCAACGCAAAGTTACGTAGGAACTCAAATATCAAATCTAGTTGACAGTTCGCCAGCAACATTGAATACTTTAAATGAACTTGCGGCAGCATTAGGTGACGATCCTAACTTTGCTACAACTACGGCTACGAGCATTGGTACTAAACTCCCTTTAGCTGGTGGTACATTAACTGGTAATTTAAACGCTAAGAATATTTTATTTTCAACTTCAGCTTTACCCGCAGCAAATAATCCAGGGATTAATTTAAGAGATACAAATAATGAATTTTACATACAATCTGGTTCTGCTCATATCTTCAACTTTATAAGATACGATAATAGAAACAGTATGATGAACATTGAATCTACTGGTATTAACGTAACTGGGGGAGGAACTTTTTCTGGTAGTGTAACAACAGACAAAATAATTATAGATGGTGCATCAAATAGTAATGTATCTCAATTTGCATTAACACGAACAGATTTTTCTTGGGGTATATTTAATGAAACTAATTTAAGGTTTTATGTACAAAGTGGAAATACAACTACTCCAAATGGACAAGTTTTAGAAATAGCAACAAATGGCAATGCAACTTTTTCAGGAAGTATAACATCAACAGGTTTAAATGTAAATGCAGGAACTTATCACAAAGTTATAGCAACATTCCCTGCAACTTATACAACTAATTTACAGATAGGACAACAATTTAATGTAAATAATGATGCTTTAACCGATACAGTAACTTTTGCTCATACAGGAACAGAGGCAGCATCAGATTTTATTTTTACAGTAGCAGGTAATGAAAAATTAAAAATACAAGGTAATGGAAATGTAACTTTTCCAATAGGTCCAGATACAAATAGAGATGCAAATAGTATAAAACATGCGTCTAACGGTTTTCTTTATATAAAAGGTGGCGCAGCCGGTACATCAATTAATGATGATGGTGAAGATACAAGAATGATATTGTTCAACAATGGTAATATTAGGTTTGATGCTGGTACAAAAGATAATGCAATGATTATTGAAGGTTCCACTGGCAAAGTCGGGATCGGAACGACTTCGCCTCAGAGACCTTTGCACGTTAATGGAACAGAAGGTGTCGCTAGATTTACTTCAACAGCATCAGGAAACAACGGTTTTGAGGTTGGAATTGGTGTATCATCTCAAGCGTTTTTATGGTTAGCAGAAAATTCCCATATGGAATTTGCTACTAACAATGTAGAAAGAATGCGTATAGACAGTTCTGGATTAACTACAATAAAAAGAACTGGTATAACAGGAGTTGCTAAAGCTGATATGACTTTACAAATAGGTTATGAAGGTAATAATGGTCAAAATAACTTAATTGGTTTTGGATATAATGCACAAACTAATATTCCTGCATATATTGGATATACTACAACAAGTGGTAGTGGAAGCACAAAAGGAGATTTAGTTTTTGG